CAACTTGCCGAGTTAAAATCAGCACTCGAAACAAGTACAGACACAAAGATGAAAGCAGAATTGGCTACACAGATTAAAGCTGTTCAGGATGCCATGAATTCAGAAGTAAAGAAAGCTAATGATGCCACAGAGGCATTACAGGCAGAAGTAAAAGCAGTGAAAGAAGAATCAGCCGGTTTAAAAGCCAAAGTAATTGAACTGGAAAAGAAAGGTTCTCGTATTCCTGGCGGCGGTGCTGAGATAAAATCTTTTGCCGATGTGGTTAAAGAAGCTGTTGAAAAAGATAACGACAATCTTCAGAAATTCATACGGGGTGAAAAGAAATCTTTTGCCGTTGAAATGGATATTAAAGCCGTTGCAGATTTCAGTACTGCTAACGTTACAGGTGGTACTGTTTACGGTGCCCAATATCGTCAAGGAATTATTACTAGTCCCAATCAGATAGGCCATGTTCGTGACTTTATCCGGGTGTTACCAGGAGATCCAACAGCAACCGATTTCTATTTTATGAGAGAAAACGGAGCAGGTGAAGGCGCACCGGCACCAACTTCTGAAAAGAAAGCAGCGGCAGCAACTACTCAGGCGACAGGGTTAAAGCCTCAGTTTGACATTGATACAGTTGAGGCAAGTGTAAAGTATGAAAACATTGCCGGGTTCATGGTAGCATCAAAAAAATCACTGAGAACCATTCCCGGTATTATGAACTTCATCAACATGAGGGTGCCTCAGAAATTATTTGATGTTGAAGATGCTCAGGTGCTTTATGGAGACGGCACAAGTCCAAACATCAAAGGTATTTTGGTAGCAGGAAACTTTACGGCAGGCTCTGCCGCCGGTGCTACTGTTTTGGCAGAAAAAATAATCAACGACCTTTCTTTGCTTGAAAACACAAATAAGCGGATGGCTAATTTTGGTGTAATGAGGCCGAATGATTGGTGGGGCTTGTTTAAAAACAAAGCAGTTACTTCCGGAGAATATGATTTGCCTCAGAATGTAGTTTTTGTAAATGGTACACTTTATATCGGTGGTGTTCCGTTTTATAAATCAACTGCATTAACAGCAAATGATTACTTCCTGGGAAGTTCTGACGGTGCTGAAATTTTACAAGGTGAATCCATCCGTGTTGAATTTTTTGAGCAGGATGGTACAAACGTAAGAACAAACCAAATGACAATAAGGGTTGAAGAAACAATTGCCCTTCCTGTATATGGTGATACTTTCTTTGTAAAAGGTTCATCTGCATTGGTATAATTATTAACGGGGGTGTAATAACCCCCTTTAAATAAAATAAAATGAAAATTAAGTTTTTGGTTAGTCACATGGATTTTAAATCAGGGGATGAAGTTGATTTTAAAAATAACAAAGCCCAGGCAGAATATTTTTTATCTATGAAAGTTGCAGAACAGGTTTTTGTTTCTGATGAAAAGAAAGATGTGGTGAAAGACAAGAAAGACAAAAAATAAAAAAGGTAGCCGGGCGGAATAATCGGAAGTTGCTCAATGTGATAGCAGTAACGAGGGTCGGAACCTCCCCCCGGTTCAATTAAGTAAAAATGTTTGACGTAAAAACAACAGCTCAGCCTACCACATGGCCGGTAACATTAGCGGAGGTAAAAGCACATCTGCATATTACCGACACCGATAATGATACTCAGTTGACGGCTTTATATAAGCAGGTAACTAAAGAAGTTGAGGGTTATTGCGGTATTGCTATTGGCACTCAAACAAAAGTTTGGACTTTTGATTTTTGTGCTGGAGTAGAAAGAACTATCCCTTATGGCCCTGTGGCAAGTATAACGACAGTTGAACAAAAAACGGCTATAAATAATTATGTGGCCTTAGTTGTAAATACATCTTATGAATTATCCGGGGAATCAATTAAATCTATAAATGTTTTTACCGGGGGAAGGTGCAAAATTACTTATGTAACAGGAACTGATCCGGTTGACGAAGATTTGAAGCTGGGCATACTTAATGAAGTGGCATACAGGTACGAAAACAGGGGAGACGAAAAGAAAGACGGATGGAGTATTGAAGCGTGGGGTTTAATAATCAGGCATAAAGACTTTAATTGGGAATGACAGTAGGAAATTTACATAAGATAGTAGTTTTTAAACAAAACAACCCCACTGTAAAAGGTGCTGGCAAGGCCGATGCTTATACAACGCTACTAACTACCAGGGGTTCTTTGAAAAAGTTGAATGGAAACAGGGGTTTAAGTTTTGGTGAATTGCTGGAAAGTAATTCGTATGAAATGATAACCAGGCACCAACAGGCATTACAGGATAATTTAAGAATGGATATGAAAATTGAGATTGAAGGCCGGACGTTCACCATTCAGTCTTATGATAGAATAGAGGAAAAACGATTTTATTACCGGTTTATATTAAATGAGCAACGTAATTGAGCAACGTAATAACATTAACGGGATTTAAAGAGTTTGAAGCAAAGTTAAAATCCTTGCCTCAAAGTATTACTATAAAGGCTGATGCTATTGTACAAGATGAGGCGTTAAGGTGGTCACAACTTGCCAAACGTTCGGCTCCGGTAAATTTTGGAAAATTGAGAGGTGGAATACAAGCTGTACCAACCGGGCAAATGAGAGCTGAAGTAGTAAGTCCTGTAAAATATTCTCCTTATATGGAGTGGGGTACAGGAACAAAAGTAAATGTACCAACTGAGTTACTTCAATATGCTTTACAATTTAAAGGACAAAAAAAAGTATTAGGTATTTCGCCTCATGCTTTCTTTTTTATTCATAAAGAAGCAGTATCGAAAACATTAAATTCAAGATTGCTTAAAATATTAAATACACCTGTTTGAAAGACACGAAAAAAATATTGCGGCTGGCTTTATTCAATGCTTTAAATGGCAATGTATTGTTCAATGCAGCTACGGTGTCTGTATATGAGGAAAAGTTACCGAGTGGAGTGGCCCCTGATATGTTTATCCTGTTATTAAATCAACAGGAAACGCCACAGGATTTTAATAGCGAAGTATTTATAACCAGGTCAAGTATTGATATTGAAGTTATTCATAAAACGGGAAGTGATGTAAGTAAGGATGATATAGATAATGTGTATAATGATATTATGGAAATAGTTTTTCCTGCAAGAAAAACATTGGGATTGACAATACCCGTTGGATTTCAGTTTCAGGAGGGATATATAGAGAGTTGTTTTACAAATACGATTGTATTAAGTGAGACAGAATCGGTGATAACAGAAAAAGTAAAATTAGTTTTTATAATTACTCAACAATAAAAAACAAATAAAATGGCAGTAACAACATTACAGAGCAACCTTGTACCAATTAAAATAAGTATAGACGGAGGTACAACAAAGAAAAGTGTTAGTTGTAAAAAATCTTGGTCATTCAATCTCGACAATACTATATCAGAAGAACAAACTGATTGCGGTGTATTGATTGGATTGGGTGTTCCAAAATGGAACTTTGATGTAGAGGGTGTGGTTAATACAACTCCCGGTTCAACAGAAATAAGTGCTGAAGATTTTTTAGGATTAGCAAATAATCAAACATTGTTTGATGTATTTCTTGATTACCCGGCTGGAACTGGAACAGATTTATATGCGACAGGTAAAGCATATTTAACCAATTTAAAAATAACAAACTCAGTTGGTAGCCTTATGACATTCACAGGAACTATCAGCGGAACCGGAACGTTAGACATAACACCTTAATATATGGCAGAATTAAATTTATTACATAGAAAGGAATTTGAGATAACTCTTAATGATAAATCTGTTATTAAAGGTCAATATTCTTTATGGTCAATCAAAAGGTATTGTGATAAGAAAAATTTTTCTCTTACACAATTAAATGAACAATTGACTTCTGATAAGATCAGCTTTGATGATGTATGCCAGTTATTGTTGTGTGCTGTTGAGTATAAAACAAGAGTAGAAAAAAAGGGGTTTTCATTTACTGATATTGATGCCTGTGAGTGGATTGAACAGTTAGGCGGTTTAATGGGTGAGAAATACACTGCATTAATGAATCATGCAAAAAGTGAAGATGATTCACCTGTTAATGAGAATGAGGAAAAAAAAAGCCCTTAACATGGAATGACCTTCAGACCGTTTGTTACGGTGCAGGATTAAGGCCGGATGATTTTTGGAGTTCAACGTTAGACGAGGCTATTTTAACGTATAAAGGGAAAGTGAATGAGTGGCGGTTCTTTAGAAATGGATTTGCAATTTGTTCTATGCTGGAAAAAGGAACGAATTTATTAGATGTGTTACCGCTTCCGTTTGATAATGAAATAAAAGAAAGCAAAGGTGATGTTGATGATTTAATTGAGCAGTATAATCGTTTAAAAGAATCGGGGGTATTAGATGGCTGATAATATTTTAAAAGGTATAATACAGATAGAGGCCAGGGGTGTTGCTCAAACAACTACTCAGGTATCTACAGCTATAAATAAAACAGAGCAAAGTTTAAAGAAAGTAGTACCTGCATCCAATCAGGCAACATTAGCATTAGGCAATTTGGGAAGGGTGGCACAAGATGCCCCCTTTGGATTTTTAGGTATTGCTAATAACTTAAATCCATTACTTGAAAGTTTTCAGCGATTAAAAGTAAGCACAGGAACAACCGGGGGTGCGTTAAAAGCATTGGCAGGTTCATTGACAGGTGCCGGAGGTATAGGCCTTGCTTTATCTGTAGCTTCATCATTAGCAATAGTATTTGGAGATAGATTATTTGGCACAAGTAAGGCAGCAAAAGCTGCTAAAGAAGCAAATGATGAACTTGCTAAATCAATTACAGGAGACCTTACAAAGTTGACGGTATTGGTAGGAATAATTAATAATGTAAATACGTCTAACGATAATAGAGTTAAGGCATTAAAATTAATTAATCAAGAATATTTAAAATACTTACCAAATATTGATAAGGAGGGTGTAACAGTTAGTAACTTGGCAAAATCTTATGGTCTTATAACAGAGGCTCTTTTAAGGCAAGCAGTTGTAAAAGGTATTCAAAAGGAAATTGAAGAGGAAATAACAAAAACAGCTACCGAAATAATAAAGTTACAGAAAGCTGAAGAGAATAGAAGAATAGCATCGGAAAGAGCCAATAAGGTTACAGTAGATACGGGAAAGGCTATTGATAAAGCAGCCGAATCTTATAATAAATTTAATACCCCTGTAAAAGATGGGCAATTTGTATTAATTAGACAACGAAACGAAATTGAGAGAAACATCGATACAGTAGGTAATTATGACAATAGAATAAAATCTCTTACTGAATCATTAAAAAAACAATTAGCTCCTTTATTAAATCTGACAACAAATTTTAATGATTTAGACGAAACATTAAAAATAATTAAACCTAAAAAAATTAAGGTTGATAAAAAAGAACTAAGGCCTGATTTGGGAAGTATTCAAATAGAATTGCCAACCATATTTGATACTGAAAGGGCTGATACAAGGTCAAGATTCAGAAAACAATTAGATGATCTTGAAAATAGCATAAACTTAAAAATACCTGTTACTTTAGATTTGTCAAAACCAGGGAAATCATTTCAAAATGCAGTTTCAAAAGGGCTTAAAGATGTTGGTGATTTGGCAGATGCTCAACAGCAAAAAATAAGGGCTTTTGCAAATGTTGTTACAGATACATTGTCACCGGCTTTTCAGTCTTTCTTCAGTACAGTAGCCAGCGGTGGCAATGCTTTCAAAGCCTTTGCACAGGCAGCAGTACAGGCATTGACCGGGCTAATCACAAAATTGATAACAACAGCAATACTTGCTCTTATAGTTTCAAGTATAACCGGTGGCGGTGTCGCTATTGGTGCTGCTGCCCCCGGTAAATTCGGTGATATATTTAAGTTCCTATCAGGTTTTGGGGGTGCTCGTGCAGGGGGCGGCCCAGTGTCCGGGGGAAAATCTTACTTGGTAGGTGAAAATGGCCCTGAGATATTTAACCCAGGTGTAAACGGGTCAATCGTACCTAATAACCGGGTTTCATCATTCGGCATGGGAAGTTCTGGAGGAAGGGTTGTATTTGAGATAAGCGGTAATAAGTTGATAGGGGTATTGGCAAATGGCAACAGGAGCCAAAAAAGATTAGTATAATGCAAATCGGATTAATATATCGTTCACAGTTTTTGAATATTGACAGTAACGTAACCGTTACCATTGATATTAAGGATAGCGAGGTTCTGATCGATGATTCAGATACACCTACCATAATAAATCTAATACCTTCAGGAAACCCTTTTACATTAAGTACCGTTAATAACGACAGAAAGAAATTTGGCATCTTTTCAAAACAGGCTACAATTGAATTTCATTCTACTTCTTCAGTAAATGCCTGGACATTTGCCGATTCAAAAGATAACCGCTATTTGGTTGATGCTTATACCGATAACTACACAATATTTTTAGGGTTTTTGGTGGTAGATGAAATGGCCCGACCTTTTCTTCCCAATCCAAATATAATTTCCCTGGTAGCATCCGACAATTTGGGGTTGCTTAAAGAAAAGAAATTAACTACTCCGGCCGTTAATAATCCAACGGGGAAAAATAGATATGCAGATTATATTTCATGGTGCCTGACAAAAACAGGTTTATCGTTACCGATTAAAGTCGCAAATAATATAAGGCCGGGTGCAGGTATGACTACAGTTGATGTTGTTAATTTCAGTTCTGCAAGTAGCTTTATATTATTCCCGATTACCCGTTACACTCAGTTTTATCCGGGAATGAAATTTACTACAAACAGTCCTTTAAATAATGGTACTGTTTTTACGGTTACTGAAAATAACAATGGGTTTAATATCGGGGTAACTCCTGTTCCGGTACATGAAGGGCCGGTATTTAATATCGTATTTACGGATCAGGTACAGGGTCACATATATGATGTTTGTTATTTGGATGCAAAAACATTTGAGGCAGAAATAGGAGAAAGTCAGGATTGTTATTCTGTACTGGAAAAAATATTTGATAAAGATTGCTTTATTACACAGTACAAAGGTGAATGGTGGATAATGAGGCCGGATGATTTTGATGATAGCGATGTTTTTTTAGCCTCGTTTGACCCGGATGGAACTTATGACAGCACTGCCGGGGCTGCTACGTTTAATAAAAATGTAGGTGAAAACGAAAATCAGTATTGGGTTGATGTATCTCAGGGGGTTGAATATGAAAGGCCGTATAAGTTTGGTAAGCATACATTCAGATATGAATACCCGAAAGAAATACCATGCAATATAAATTTTGAAAGGGGTGATTTTATTTCTGATGTATCTGCGACTGAAAAAAAATACAACCTCGATTGCTGGACATTAAAAGAAGGTGTGCCGGCTTTTCCCGGAACAGTTGACGGAACAACGGCCACAATACACAGGCTTTTTAATATAAACAGTTACGAACTGGAAAGGTATATAGTATTGACACCAAGAACTACATTCGAAGGCAGTTCTTTAAATGATGCTACATACATAGAAAGCGAACCAATACCTATACAGATAAAAGATAAATTTTCCTGTTCTGTTAAATTCAGATTGGATCAGAATATATCTACAGGGGGTAACGGTTCTGCAAGATTATTCCGGTGTATATTAAAGGGTAACGATGGTTCTTACTGGATATTGGGCGAAGCAAGTACAGGAGACGGAAAAGCGATTTGGTATAATACATTGAATTGGGTTGCTAATTCGGCCAAAGGTGCAACTTCTGTAGATTTTGACGTAGATGATACTGAATGGAGAACGATAAGTTGGGATGCGCCACAGGCACCTGTTACCGGGGATTTATATTTATGGATGAATCAATTTAATCAGCTTAATAGTTCTGATGATAACCGGGAAATATGGTATAGCGACCTTTCTTTTTCGTATATACCTTTTATAAATGCTACCTATGCAAAATTTATAGGGCAATCATCAAAATCAGAAAGAATTGACGAAGGTTATTCGGCAAACACAGATGAAGATGTAAGCATAAGCGATTCACCCAAACCTATATTAATGGGTGGTATTTTTGTTAACCGGGGAATAGCTTTTGATTTAATGCCAACATTCTTTAATGCAACACCGTTTGGAAATCTTACCCCTTCGGATAGTTCTAAATTTTTGCCTTATGAAAAAATAAGGGTGCAGGCTGTTTATAATCAAAACAGAAAAGGTATAAGATACTTTACAGGTACAGTACGATGGAATATTGAAGATTGGCCGGATTTGATACATAAGTATTTTATAACAGACATTGACCCGGACAGTAATAACAGAAGGTTTATGTGTTTGTCTTTGGAACAAAACTGGAAATTATTCACATCAACAGTTAAGTTTTCGCAGACATTTCATACCGATGGAAAAGATTATGACGATCCTTTTGAGTTTAAATATATAACTGAATAATGAATACAATACAGGGTAAAAATATTAATGTCTTTATGAAGGTTGATTCTGTTTATTACCCTATATTTTGCGGAAAGTCAATGAC